ATGCCACTGACCGTCGTCGAAATCCGCAATGCCCGACCAGGCGAAAAGCCGCAGAAGCTGGCTGACGGCAAGGGGCTCTATCTCTTCGTCACGACCAAGGGCGCGAAGTCTTGGCGCATGAAGTATAGACATGCGGATAAAGAAAAGGTGCTGACTTTCGGGCAATACCCCGAGGTCAGTCTCGCAGAGGCCCGGGACCGTCGCGACGCCGCCCGCGCCGTGCTGCGGTCCGGCAAGGATCCGGCCGTCGAGGCCGACCGGGAGCGGCGCGCCGCGATCGCCGCGATCGGCGCGACATTCAGGACGTCGGCGCTGGCGTGGCATGAAGACGAGCGGCCGCGATGGTCGCCGCGTCACGCGCAGGTGGTGCTCAATGCGCTCGAGCGTGACGTCTTCCCCGACCTGGGCAAGCTGCCCGTGGCAGACATCGACGGGCCGCTGATCCTGAAGGCGCTGCGCAAGATCGAGAAGCGCGGGTCGATCGAGACCGCTAAGCGTGTGCTGGGCTATCTGTCCGCCATCTTCATCCGCGCGAAGGGTGAGCACCTGGTCAGCGTCAATCCGACGCTCGACCTGATCGACGCGCTCAAGCCGACGCCGAAGGGCGCGAAGCAGCCGGCGCTGACAACGCTGCCCGAGCTGCTGGCGCTCCAGCAGGTGGTCGACCGGTCGACGTCCAATCCGACGACGAAGCTCGCGTCGCGCCTGCTGGCAATGACGGCCGTCCGCGTCGGTGTGCTGAGGACGGCCGAATGGGACGAGATCAGCGGCATCGACTGGACTGATGCCCATAGCCCGGCGCCGGCGGCGCTGTGGCGCATCTCTGCCGAGCGGATGAAGCTGGAGGTCGAGGACAAGGGGGACGAGGCCTTCGACCATGACGTGCCCCTGCCCGACCAGGCCGTCCGCGCGCTGCGCGCGCTCCACCGGCTGACCGGCCGTGGCCGCCTGATATTCCCCGGCGGGCTGGCAGCGCGCGTCCCGATGAGCGATGCAGCGATCAGCACGCTGTACAAGCGGATGGCCGGCGGCCGCTACAAGGGCCGACACGTCCCGCATGGCTGGCGCTCCGCCTTCTCGACCATCATGAATGAGTGGGCGATGGAGCATGGCCGGGAAGGCGACCGGCTGCTGATCGACCTGATGCTGGCCCACCGGCCCAAGGGCGTGTCGGGCAGCGAATTCGCTTACATGCGCGCCAAATTCGCGGCGCGGCGGCGGACGCTGGCCGAGACGTGGGCGGCGATGATCACCGAGGGGCTGGACGATCCGCACGACCTGCTGCGCGATCAGGCGGCGCGGTAGGTGAGCGGATTGGCGACGAAGGCATCGATGTCGCTCTTGTACCAGGCCACGGCGGCCGGGCCGATCTGCACCTTGGGCGGGAAGGTCTTGGCCTGTACCCGGCGATAGACGGTGGCGGTCGACAGCCCCGTGCGGCGGCGCACGTCGGCGATGCGGAGCAAGCTGTCGCTGCTGCGGTCAGTGGTCACGATCATGCTCCTTGCGGTCGGGGGATTGTATGCGTCGCGTCGAAAGGCCCCGGTTTGGCGCGTTAGGCTGGCATTCCGATGCGCGCTGTCGGATCTTCGCGAGCGCCATGACGGCCGGCCTCAGTTCGGGTGACGCATCGTCATAGGCAAGCGTCTTGCGATGCCGACCCCCATTGAGTCTGGCGAGCACACCGCGCGATACAGGAGACCAGTTTGCAGGCGATGTATCGAGCCGATCGCCGTTGAGACACTTTAAAGCATAGCCTTCCGGTATTGGACCATGCGCCGCTTCCCATTCTATACGCTGCACCATCTGCCACCTGGACTGCATAGGAAGGCCGTCGTGGACCTTGCGCTCCCTGTACCCGTCTTCAGTGATGCGCTCTGTGCCAATCGGCTTCCATAATGTGACCGCTACTCCCGAGCGTGCCCCACGCTGGAATTGCGTCCGTCGGGCGTTCGGATGCCTGCCCCCCGTGCCCTCGGGGCAGCGCTTGCCCTTGTTGGGCGGCGCCTGCCCTTTCTCGATACGCCCCGTCCTGCCGGTCAGCCAGCCATTGCGCTTGCAGAGCGAGTTGAGGTGGGTGAGGGTCACATCCGACCGGCGAAATACTCTGCAGAATGCAGCGAGCGTGACGTCGCGCGGGTCCGTCTTACGCGCTTCGATCCACGCGAGTTCTGTGGCGCTATAAGGAATGCGCCGCCCCTTCACTGGGTAATGGCCTTGCGCTCGGTCACCGATGTGATCGTCGCCAGTGATGGCGCAAAATGGTAGCCGTGGTGCGCGAGCAGGGACGCAGTCTTCAGCTGAACGTCGGCGTTCTTGACGATCTGCTCGGCGACCGAGGTGATAGCAATCGCGCGCTTTGCCTCCCGCTCCAGCTGCTCGTCAGTGAGGTCTTCATCACCCAGCCGCTCGAGCTGGGCGAATAGGTGGTCATTCAGATCCGTCATCTTGTTCTTCATCTAAAGGCCCTCTCGGTGGTGATGGGTCGCAAAGCCCGCGAGTATCGTCCGGATCGCGCCGGCCATACGCACGGCGACGCTCTGCACGAGATGCACGTCGTCAAGCGGCGGGCGCTCGATCAGCGCAGCAATTGCGCGAAGCTCATCGGCGGCGCGGCGGATCGCCCCGGTATCCTGCGGGCACATGGGCGCGCCGCGCACCATGGCGTGCCAGATACGCCACGCTTGCATGCGCGTGACGCGACCTTCCGCGACGCTTTCCATGTGGCGGTACATGTCCTCGGTCGGATCGGCCGGCACAGACCTCCAGTCCGTCTGCGGTGGGGGCGTCGCGGTCATCGCGAGCCTCGCCGGCCGACGATCCGCGCACGGCGCGCGCGCTCGATCATGCGGATCTTGACGCGGCGGACCGCCCGGTCGGTCGCGCGCGCGACGATCGCTTCTGCCGCACGATTGGCGAGCCAGCCGACGATCTGCATGGTAGGATCACCGGCGCGCATGCTGGCGGTCCTTCTCATCACGGCACCGCGCGCATTCGCCGCGGACCAGGCGCGGCGAATCATCGCCGCAGGTGTCGCATTCCCCGGGCACGCCCACCGCGATCGGCTGGCGCGCGGCGGCGATGCTGCGCTCGCGGTGCGCCTCGTAGAGGTCGGCGGCCATGTCGGCGGCGTCGGCCATCAGGCTTCACCACATCCACGGCCGAGCAGCTCGCCATTCACGCCGCCGGTGAAATCGCGCCAGTGGACCCAGCCCTTGGGACAATAGAAGCCCCACTCCCGGACCTTGGGCCCGGTGATGAAAAGCGATATTGCGCGCTCGCCCGGCAGAATCTCGAGGCAGTGGCTATCTTCGGCGGCGCGGGTGCCGATCCATCCAGCCTCGCGCAGAGCCGCTTTTCCGCCAGGGGTGTGCTCGACATAGCGACCATCCAGCAGCATCGAGGTATTGGCCCACGGATGGTCATGGAGTGCACGGTCGTCGTCACTGCGAAGGATTTCATGCAGGTAGACATTGCAGCCGGTATTGCGCCGCAGGATCCACCACCGTCGCAGGTACGGATCCTCGGCAGGGCCAATGACGAAGTCCGGCTCGCGAGCCATGACGCCTTGCGACCAGGCCTTCATATCCGGCAGCGAAGCATATTCGATGGCAGCCATCAGCCGGCCACCGGCGCAGGCTCACCGGCATCGGCCAGCACCTTGTGCAGTGCGGACCGAGCCTTGTCTTCGGACAGGAAGAAGAGCGACGACGCCTCCACGCCGAGCAGGATATTGCCTGCCGCCGGCTGGCTGACCTGATCCTCCAGGGCGTAGCCCTCCGCGCCTTCGAGGTGGACAGCCCAGCCGGCGATGCAGTGAGCAGTCCCGCAGTGCGCGCTTTCATTGTGCCAGGTGCCCATGTCGAGCTTGCCGGGGATCAGCGCGTGGCGTGCGACCTCCACCAGCCGCTGACGCGCCACCTCGGGCGGCGGCAGGTCATGCCCCTTCACGCTGGTGAGCGCGGGCAGCTGGACGCCCTCGGCGCGGATGTCGAGGTNGCCACCCACGCTGGTGAGCGCGGGCAGCTGGACGCCCTCGGCGCGGATGTNGAGGTCGCCACCNACGCTGGTGAGCGCGGGCAGCTGGACGCCCTCGGCGCGGATGTNGAGGNCGCCACCGACGCTGGTGAGCGCGGGCAGCTGGACGCCCTCGGCGCTGATGTAGAGGCCGCCACCCACGCTGGTGAGCGCGGGCAGCTGGACGCCCTCGGCGCGGATGTAGAGGTAGCCACCGACGCTGGTGAGCGCGGATACGTCGTCGCCGGGGTAGATGGTCAGATCACCGATATGATCGCCAGTATAGGTCGTCATGATAGGTCTCCATGCAGGCAAGATGTGGAATGGATGGTGGTCACGGCAGGCTGGGGTCGGCATTGACCCATCGCTGCTCGCCGGACGGGGTGATGATGAGGGCGCGGGTGCGGGCCTTCGTGCGCGCCAGCCGTGGGCACGCGACCTGCACGATGCGCGGGATGTAGCCGTCGCCCTCCCCGGTCGGCTGGCGCAGCTCGACCTGCATGCGCGCGACCGTGGATGGCTCGCGCCCGCTGGCGGTCACGGCGGCGACCTGCTCCCGGGTGAAGGGCTGGCCGGCAATCGGGATGCCGACCCACGGCGATTGATCGGACGGGGCGATGCGTACCCCGCCACGCAAGGCAGCGGCCACATCGGCGGCGGACAGCGCGGTCATGCCGCGAAGGCCCGCAATGCAGCCGACCGGGCTACACGCACCCGCGCCGTCCGCGCGATCGCCTGCTGCGCGACCGCAAGGGCCTGCTGTGCCGCGTCATCCTCGGATATGGCGGCAGCGGCTTCGGCGGACAGGTGCTTGACCAGCTGCGCCGGGCTGGGCCTGCGCCGCAGCCGCGCCTGCAGATCGCGATCGGCGGCGAGGATGGCGAGCATGACGTCAGGATCCATGCCCCGACGCCGCGCGCGGGTGGCGATGACACCGTGTCGATCGGCGGCATGCTCCTTCGCGGCGGCATGGCCCCGGAAATTGATGACCGGGTCCAGTCCACGCGCCTGCGCGCGGGCGGCGGCCATTTCGGCATAGACGCCGCGCAGGTCTTCGATGTCCTGGAGGAGGTCGGGGTCGACGGTCATGCGACGCTACCTTGGGCGTGCCGCCCTAGAGCTTCAGCGTCGGCCTTGAGTATCGCGCGGGCTAAATCGACCCAGTCGGACCAAGGGCCCTCGGCATTTTGATTATCATTCCGTGGGGACCATGGGACATACCACCCTGTGAGCCAGTCAGACCGCTGGATACCACACCGCTTCGCGCCATTGATGGCTTCCGGCAGGTATTCATCCAGCGCATCAGAATCTGGCCTTTCGACAGATGCGACGGGCTTGCCGGCGATGAGTCCCAAGACAGCGTCGGCCTGCCTGCGGTACGCCGCGCGGGCAATTTCAGGCTGATGATCTTCGTAATGAGCGCCGATGCAAGTGCTGCTGTCGCAGCCGCAAACATCACTGACTTCAAAAAGGCACGCCTCATCCCAATCGAGGCCGTCGGCCTTCGCCAGCACGCGCGCGATATTGTCGCGGCTCAGGTCCGACGCGCTCACAGCCAGCGCCCCACCAGCACGTCGGCGATCCGCCGCCACTGCGGCGCGACCATCCCGACGATGACCCCGACCGACACCACGGCGGCGGCGGCGAATATGCCCGCGATCCAGCCCCCGGCAATCGCGACGACCAGCACCGCTCCTGCGGCGGCACCGGCGATCCGGTCTAGGTGCAGATGCTCCGCAGCCTGCCGCCGGTATCCCACTGCGGCTTGTAGATCGCCAAGCCACCGCGCAGCTGCTCGCAGCTCAGGTCGCGCCCATTCACGCTGACCAGCGCCAGCGTCCGGCCGTACCGGTCCCTGCCCGTCCGCGTGATCGTCACCGGCCCACGGCGCAGCATCGCGGCAATCGTCGCCTTCGAGCGCACCGGGTCGCCGGGCGCGCACACCCTGCCCCGCCGGCAATGGCCCGGCATTTCGGGCGCATCGATCCCCAGCAGGCGTATCCGCTCCGACCCGCAGCGAATGGTGTCGCCATCCGTCGCGGTACAGCCGGTCAGCAAGAATGAGGCGAGCAGCGTCAGGATCATGGCGGCCTTGGAATAGCACGGGGGCGGTCTCCATCGCCGCGTCGTGCGGCTGATGGAAGAGTTATGTAGGGTGCGCCCTACCAAGTCAACCGGTTAAGTGGGGCGCGGCCTACGCCGGTTATTCGCCTGTGCAGTCGACCCCTAGCTGATTCATCAATTCAAATTTGCTTGGTGAATCTTCCTGGCTGCACACGGGCACGTCTGTTTCGGCTTCGGCCCCTGCCGGCGGGGAGGACGATTCGGATCGTGCGATGCCAACGACTGGTGGAATATCCATGTCGTCTTCGACGATAGCCGGATCTGGCGGCCGAGAAGCTGCAATTCGCGTCCGCGAATTATAAATGCACCAATACCGGTCGCGTATTGGGGCGTTGTAGCTGTTCGCGGCATCGTAGGTTAGGAAGACGTCCTGTGATCCATCGGCCTTCGGATGAGCAACCGTCTGCTCGATTAACTTATAAGTCGACGGAGCCTTCAGCGTCCCAAGCAATATTGCTTCGCAGCGCGCGACCGGCTCCGGTTTTGGCGAACAACCTCCAATCGCAGTCGATAATATCACAGCAAGAGAAAGTTGCCGAAGGATGCCGGTCATACCGCACACTTCCACTTCCAAGTGATTAAAGACCGGTTGTTCGTCACACCTCTAGTGCCTTTTGATTGATCCAATCACCCTACCATGAATCATAATATTCGATCGGTCTACGATTTGGTTTTCGACATCTGGATTATCACTGATGACCATCACCCTGTTCTCGTCAATCGCTCGCAAGCGCTTGACCGCACCTAGGCCAAAAAGCCACATCGCCCAAATACGATCTTGGGCATTGAGGTCAGTTTGGTTCACGTCGATAAACAGCAGATCCCGGTCATGCAGCGTGGGCTGCATGGAGTCGCCAATTCCATCGACGATTCTAATCCGGTCTGCGGGAGTTATGGTCATGCTTCGCAGGAAGGCGATGTCAAACTCGAATGCCTCGCTATCGACGTAGCTGGAATCTAAATCGGATCCTGCGCCCATCGAATACGACAAGTCGAGGCGCATTACCGGCGCGGTCTCGCCGCTGTCGGCAGATCTCACCTGAGGCTGCTCCGGCCTATCCGACCGGTGGCCCGCTTCAGAATCGTTCTCGAAGGCGCGAGTACGAGGATGCACAATATCTACGAGGCTATCGCCGCGGAGGCCAAAGACTGATTCAATCGCACGCAGCACTCGCGGACTCGGCCTTTTGACCTTGCCACGCTCAATGTCCCAGAGCGGCTTACCTGTGGTATCGAGCAGCTTGCGCAACTCCGTGTCGAATGAATCCCGCGTCCGCCCTGAGGCAGCGACCAAAGCGGTCAGGTATTCTTGGAGAGGGGATCGGTAGACTTCGGGCATGCCCGAGATGTCACACACGCCAGCCGCGCCCGGAAGGCTAGGGTTTGCCCTACATATTGGCCTTGACGGTAGGGCATGTCCTACACTACCACTCGGCCTATGAAGAAGCCGCCTGCTCTGCTCGATGATATCGACGCCTTCCTCGGCGATCACGATCTGTCGCCGGTAAGTTTTGGCCGGCGGGCCATGCGTGATCCGCATTTCGTACGCGATCTGCGCGCGGGCCGAAGAGTCTGGCCGGCTACGGAGCAAAAAGTCCGTGATTTCATGGCGGCGTACCAGCCTGCCTCTGAGCAGGCGGCGGCGTGAAAACCGTTTTCACCCCCGAGCAGGAGGCCGAGATCGACCGCCGCGCCGGCGTCATCGCTGCCCGCTTCGTCGCACATGCCTTGGCCGGTGCGAATGACCGGCTTGCTGTCGCGATCGCTGATCGACGCGCGTTTCGTGCCCGGCTGTTCGGCCAGCTGGCGGTGGATGCGGATGATGTCCCTGCTCATGACGACGGAGGTATATGATGACCGCGCCGCATATCCACGCCCGCTATCGGACCGTGCCCGCGACTATGCTCCTTGGCAGCATGGGCCGCAGCCTGGAGCGCATCAAGGCCGAGGACGAGCTGATCGACGCGGACCTCGGTCGGGTGATCGGCAAGAGCGCGGACCGGATCGCGGCGTATCGCGGCGGCCGCGACATGTCCGCGCTGGGCTTCGTGCTGGCCTGCAAGGAGTGGGATGGCCGCTTCGCCAATGACACGCTGGCGCTGGTCGGGATGAGCCTGCGCCCGCTCGACGGCGCGGCGGCGATCACGGCCGAGCGGGATTGCCTGCCGGCGGTGGCGTCGGCCGTCGCCAGCCTCGCCGCCGCGCTGGCCGATGGTCGCATCGACGACCTGGAACTGGCGGGCATGACGGCTGAGCTGGACGCGGCGGCAGTGGCGCTGGACGCCCTGCGCGAGCGTGCACGCGGTCGGCGACTGAGTTTGATTTCGGGTTGAGTTTCTAACCGGCGGGCACCGTGCCGCCTGAGGAGTGATGTATGGACGTCATCAATGACGTCGGGGCGGCGAAGGCTGCTTCGGCGAGCGATACTTTGCGGCCTGTACTGGTCGACGTCGCCACGCCGGTCGGCTTCGAGGCGTGCTTCCACCACGTCATCCGTGGGCCACGCGTCCTGTCGATCGGTGTGGCTGTGTCACCTACCTCGCTGAGCCTCAGTGTCGAAATACTGGCTGGCCGGACCAAGGGTCTTGCGATCGGCCTTGGCCCGGTATGGATCTTCCTCACCATGACGACGGTGCGGCTGTGACGCAGGCCCCGTCAGTCGCCGCCGGCAAGGCGTTCTCGCGTGCGCAGACCGACGACCCGGTCAATCGCGAGACGCACGACTTCTACCCGACATGGCCGGCGGCGACACGCGCGCTACTGACGGTCGAGCGATTCGACGGCGCGATCTGGGAGCCGGCCTGTGGTGATGGCGCAATGTCGACGGTCCTTGCCGATGCCGGCTATTCGGTCATCAGCACCGACCTGATCGATCGCGGCTTCGGCGAGCCGGACCGCGACTTCCTGATGGAGTGGGCGCCGCGTGCGCCCAATATCGTGACCAATCCGCCGTTCCGCTGGGCGATGCAATTCATCGATCGGGCGTTGATGCTCACCACCGGCAAGGTCGTGATGTTCCTGCGGCTGGCGTTTCTCGAAGGGGTCGAGCGCGGCGCGTGGTTCCCCGGCACGCCCCTTGCCCGCGTCTACGTCATGTCGCGCCGGGTGCCGATGGGGCGCGGAAAGATTGCGGGTGAAGCAGAAGGTCACGGCGTGATCGCCTTCGCATGGTTCGTCTGGGACCATGCCCATAGTGGACCTCCCGCGCTCTTTTTCCTCGACTGGAAGTCGGCATGAGCAAAGCAGATCAGTCATCTTTTGTGACCTCCGAAGCGGCCGGCGCTGGCGCGAGGCGGACCTGCGCGGACTGCTCCGCCGCGATCAGCCGCCAATCGAAAGGCCGGTGTCGATCGTGCTCAGCCAAGGCCCTGAATGCCCACCCCGACCAAGCCGAGCGCCATCGCGCAGGCGTCGACGCTTATGTCGCGCGACCTGAAGTTCAGGCCAGCCTGCGCACCAGGCTAAGCCACCACATCGCGACCATGTCCGACGAGGAGCGGGAGCGTCGCCGGGAGCGCGGGCGTCACATCGCCAAGACCGTGCTTCAGCGGCCGGATGTGATCGCGCGCTACACGCCGGAGATGCGCGCCGCCGCTGGCAAGAAGCGGACCGCGACGACATTGGCTTGGTGCCCACCCGAGTACATCGACGAATACCGCCACCTGACGGCCTCCATCCGACTGAGCGCGGCAGAGGCGCGGGCGATGATCGAGGACAGGATTGTCGCCGACCGCCGCCGCGGCAAGGCGCAGCCGCAGCCGATGAGCTTCGAGGACAAGCTCGCCCGCGTCGCTGCCGGCGCGCAGCTGGTCGCCACCCCCGACACCCGCCGCCCCGATCCCGCCTTCACGCTCGGCGGCATCGCCAGCGCGGCATTCTGAAAGGACGACCATGACCACGAGCAATGCAGGCCCCGGACACAATAGCGGCGACGATCGCCAGCACGGCATGGGGGGCGGCAGCGTCGCAGCGGACGAACTGCGGCTGCTGATCGAGCGCGCCGAGCGGCTGGAGGAAGAGAAGAAGGGTATCGCGGAGGACATCAAGGACGTGTTCGCGGAAGGCAAAAGCCGTGGCTACGACACCAAGGCCATGAAGAAGATCATGGCGATCAGGAAGAAGCCCAAGGAGGCGTGGCAGGAAGAGGAAAGCATCCTCGAGACGTACATGACCGCGCTTGGCATGATCTGACGTGATCACGGTCACCCTGCCCTGGCCGCCGGCGGCGCTGAACCCCAATGCGGCCAAGCGCCTGCATTGGGGCAAGCGCGCGACGCTCGCGAAGCGCTACAAGCGTGACTGCGGCTGGGCCTGCGCGGCGGCCGGGGTGCGGTCGCTGGCGACCAGCCGGCCGCTGCTGATCGGGCTGACCTTCCACGCGCCCAATCGCCAGCGGCGCGACATCGACAATATGCTGGCCTCGATCAAGGCCGGCCTCGACGCGCTGAGCACTGCGCTCGGCGTCGACGATTCCCTCTTCGACATCACCCTGAGCCGCGGCAATCCGGTCGCCGGCGGCTCGGTGGTCGTGCGCGTGTCGGACGTGCAATCCAGCACCCTTCCTGACAGTCCGTCAGTATCATGAGCTTGGCGGCGCTCATCCGCGATATGGCGGCCGTCGGCGCTCCAGCCGAAGCGATAGCCTTGGCGGTCGAGGCTATCGAGCGCGCGCAGGCGCAGGTCGACACCACACGCGCGGCAGCGGCGGAGCGTCAGCGCCGTAAGCGCGCACGCGACCGTGACACGTCACGTGACAGTCACGCCACCGTCACGGGACATGTCACGCTTGAGCCCTCCCCCTCTCCCCCTCCCCTTCTTTCTCCCCAGACCCCTCAAACAACCCCACCCCCGCTCCCCCACCCGGATACAATTCGCGCGCACACACGAGGGCCGCAGATCGGCTGGATCGTGCTGGCGGTCATCGTCGAGGCCTGCCGAGCGCAGATCGCAGCGCAGCGGCCCAAGCCGGTCGCGGTCAAGGCTCGATGGCAGCGCAACATGCCGCCGCCGCCCGGCGTGACTGACGACCAGTGGGCGGGGTTCGTGGCACACCGCCTCGCCAAGCGCTCCCCGCTGACCCCACGAGCTTACGACCTGCTGACCGGCAAGCTGGCGAGGTATGCGACCGACCTTTGGCCGCCCGGCGCGATCATCGACACCATCGTCGAGCGAGGCTGGACCTCTTTCGAGCACACCTGGCTCTCCAAGATCACGGACACCGATCATGCCCCAAGACCTCGCCACGACCGATCAAGCGGCTGGACTCCCCGACCTGGCATGGAGGGCGTTGAGCCTGCTTACCTCGACGACTGAACACGTGCTGCAGACGCTGGGCAGCGACGCGACCTCGTGCATCGCCGCCGCAATTGCCAAGACGATGCACGACCTGCGGCCCGTGCCGGCCGATCCTGTGGGGCGCGATGCCTGGAGCAAGGCCATCGACCTGCGGCTGATCCGCCTGGCGGTGAAGGTGCTGCCGACCGCATCGGAATCGCAGACCCAGCTGTGGCGTGATGCGCTGGTCGAGGCACTGAGCGACCTGCCCGCGATGATATCGCTGACAGCAGCGAAGCGGGCCATCCATCGGCCTTTCCGCTTCATTGGTGAAATCGAGACGGCCGTGCGCGAGATCAGCGCTGAGATGCAGGCCGAGCGGCATCAGCGGCTGACACTTCTGCGCCGCATGCAGACCGAGGTCGAGCGCGCCTTGCGTCCGCCGCCTACCCTGCCGGCACCAGCTGCCGATGCGCCGCTCACCGGTGCGCAGATCAGAGCGATGTCGAGCGACCTACGCCGCATGGGCCTGACTGCCGGCTTCATCACGCAGGATGAGATTGACGCGGCGCTCAGCGACGATCTTCAGCAGGCCGCATGACGGCGTTCTATATACGTTCTATATACAGGGGGTGGTGATGGCACAGGATCAGGAGCAGGTGATGGCGGATCGGCGCGGGCACGACTGGTGCATCCTGCGGACCGGTGCATCGCGGACGCTGGCGCTGGCGGCATCACTGTCCGCCGCCGGGTTCGACGTCTGGACACCGACTGAGACCCGCTCGCGCCGCAAGGGCCGATCGCGGGAGCGGGTAGACTATGCCGCTCCGATCATGCCAACCTTCGTATTCGCCCGGGCCGCCCATGTGGCGGATCTGGCGGCGGTCGCCAGCCTGCCGTTCACGGCACATCCGGGCTTCTCAATCTTTCGCCATCTCGGTCGCGTGCCGCTGGTCAGCGAGGCCGAGGTGGCGGGCGCGCGGCGGATCGAGGATCGATGTAAGCGAGCGGCGGTGATGGGCCAGCGGCGCACCTTTGCGATTGGTCAGTCGGTGCGGGTGACAGAGGGTGCAGCAACCGGGCTTATCGGCGAGGTCGTGGCGGATGGTGATGGCAAATACATCTTGGTCGCCTTCGATCGTGTCACCCTAAAAATTGGGGCTTGGCTATTGGGAACAGAAGCGGTACAGGAAACACCTATTGCCGCATGAGCGGACCGCGATGAGCGCGATGGCTTAGCCACCCTCATCCCATATCTGGCGAAGCACCTGCTTCTGCCGATGTCTGAGACCTGCCCGACAGTCATCCCGACCGGCCCCGCCTCGCATGTCGCCCGCCTCTCTGCGACCGCGTCGCAGTAGGCCCCCTTTGGGTCCTTCCCGGCCCCAACGATAGTACGGGGGGCAAAGGCTCGTAATCTTTCTAGGCGCGAGATTCGCCATAGTTCTTCCTCCCTGTCCGTGAAAACGGCGGATTTCTGCGGCTTTTGGCGGATGGAGCAGGGAAGTGGCGCAGATCGACCTTGATGAGCCGACCCGGCCGCAGCTTGCGGCGCTATTCGGATGGTCCAGCCGCTGGATCGGCGAGCTTCGATCGAAGGGCGACCTGCCAGCGGACGGATCGACGCTGCTCGAGAATGTCGAGGCGTGGGCGCAGATGAAGTACGGCATCGACGACGATGCCGACCCCGAGGCGCTGGATAAAGAGCAGCAGCAGGCGCGACTGGCCAAAGAGCAGGCCGACGCCAAGGCGATGGACAATGCGGAGCGCCGCCGCGAGCTGGCCTCGCTGCCCGACATGATGGCCGCCGGTGCCGGCGTGATCGTCATGATCGTCGCACAGCTCCAGCAGGTCGGCGCGCGCGTCGCCAAGGGGGACACCAAGCTGCGCGCCCGGATCGACACCGAGATCGACACCATCCTGACCGACCTGAGCATGGCCCGGGTGGAGGAAGCGCGCGGCGGGGGCTTTGATGAAGGAGAGCCCGAGGACGCCGGCGGCGATTGAGCCGTACCGCGCACCGGGCGCACACGGTGCCGCGCTGGCGCAAAGCTGGCTCGCCGCCTGCCGCCCCCGCGAACGCCCGCCGCTGTCGACCTTCATGGCGGCGCATGCGCGGTCGGATGACGGCGCGCGGATCCGGCCATTTCCTTTCCAGGCGGACATCGCCGACGCCTTCACCGATCCCGAGACGTCGCAGCTATCGGTCAGGAAGAGCAGCCGCATTGGCTATTCGACCATCCTGCAATGCTTCGTCGCGTGGCGGATCAAATACGACCCCGCCCGCACGCTGATCTACCAGCCGACGATCGACGACGCCGAGAAATTCAGTCGCGACGATCTGGATCCAGTGCTGCAATGGCCGATTGTCCGGTCCGTCGCAATCTTCAAGCCACGGCATGCCGACAATCAGATCCGGGCGAAGCGCTACAAGGGTGGCTGGATCCAGATCAAAGGGGCCAATAGCCCGAAGGAATTCCGCCGCGTCACCGCGGACGACGTCTTTCTCGAGGAGTGCGACGGCTATCCCTGGGCGACCAAGGAAGAGGGCGATCCGGCCCGGCTGGCCTTCAAGCGCAACCTGACGTCACCGCGCCGCTTCAGTGCCGCCGGTTCGACGCCGAAGGTGAAGGGCCTCAGTCGGATCGACGCGCTCTTCGAGCAGGGCAGCCAGGAATATCGGTACGTACCCTGCCCGCACTGCGGGCAGATGCAGACGCTGGTCTTCGGTGACGGCACCGGAGCCGGCATCCGATGGGAGCCGAGGGAGAATCCGACCCGCGCCTGGTACCGCTGCGAGGCCGGGTGCGATATCGACGAAGCCGACAAGCCCGCAATGGACGAGCATGGCGAATGGCGGGCGCATAATCCAATCGCGTATCCCCGCCATCGCAGCTTTCATATCTGGGCGGCGTACAGCCAGCATCCGGGCGCGGCCTGGCTGGAAATCGCCCGTGAATTTCTCGAGGTCCGGCACGATCCCAATCTGCTGCGCACCTGGGTCAATCAGGTCTTGGGCGAAGCATGGGCGGAGCGGGGCGAAGCGCCGGAGTGGCAGCGACTGTACGACCGGCGGGAAAAGTCCATGCGGCTGGGTACTCCGTCGGCGCGCGCCTGCCTGCTGATCGGCGCGGCCGACGTCCAGCGCGGCGGTGGTGGTCGCATCGACATGGACATCTGGGCCTTCGGACCCGGACGGCATCGCGAATTCGTCGAGCGGATCGAGGTGCACGGGTCGATATCCGACAAGGGCGTGTGGAAGGCGCTGGATCAGCAAGTGGCGCGCAGCTGGGTGACCGAGGACGGGCGGACGATGACGCTGGCCCGCGTCGCGATCGATTCCGGCGACGGTGAGAATACCATGCCGGTCTATGCCTGGGCGCGCAGGCATCCGGGCTTCGCGATGGCAGTGAAGGGCCGGCACGCGATCGCGACCAATCAGCTGATCGGCGCGCCGAGCTGGCAGGACGTCACCGTCAATGGGCGCAAGCTGAAAAAGGGCGTGCGGCTGTGGAATGTCGGCACGTCGATGGCGAAGCTGGAGCTTTTCGGCGACCTGGAGAAAGAGCGGCCGGTCGACGGCGAGGAGTATCCGGACGGCTATGTCTTCCTGCCCGACGGCACCTCGGACGAGTGGATCAAGCAGCTCGTCGCCGAAGAGCTGCGCATCATCCGCCTGCGCAACGGCGGCTTCCGCCGCGAATGGCACAAGGTCCGCGATCGCAATGAGGCGCTGGATAATGCGGTCTACGCCCGCGCAATCGCCTTTTCACTCGGTGTCGACCGCTGGCGCGAGACTGACTGGCTGAAGGCGCGCGGCGACTATTCGGTCCCGGCCCCTGCAGTCAGCGCCCCAGCCAAGTCCACCACCGCCGATCGCGCCGCACCGACCGCGCAGGCGAGCGAGACGCCGGCGACCAAGCGCCCGGCGACCGTCCGGCCGAAGAAGCAGAATCCTTTCACCGCAAGCCGACGGAGGTAGCATGGCATATCAGCAGTCAGACATCGACAAGCTGCACGCCACGCTGGTGGCGGTGGCGACCGGGGCGCAAAAGGTACGCTTCGCCGATGGGCGCGAGACGACTTTCCAGACGGTCGACGCGGTGGCGGCGGCGATCAAGGTCGTCGACGCGCAGCTTCGCATGCAGGCTCGCGCGCTAGGCGGTGTCGTGCGGCACCGCGTCCCCTATTACCGCAGCGGCCTGTAGGCGTGGCCGATCGCACCTTCCTGGACCGGCTGCTGCGCCGACCAGCGGCGTCCCCGCGCCCGGTCGCGCCGGCACGGCAGCGGATCGCGCGCGGTGGCCCGCGCGCGGAGTACGACGGTGCGACCTTAGGCCGGCGTGCTGCTGGCTGGCGACGGACGCAGCGCGATGCGAATGGCGAGCTGTCACCAGCGGTGGCGGCGGCGCTGCGCGGGATCGCGCGTGACCTAGTCCGCAATAATCCCTTCGCCGCGCGCGGGGTCGCGACGATCGCCAATAATATGGTCGGCACGGGCATCACCTTCCAGGTGTACCGCGACGGCAGGATCGACCCGGCGCTGAACGCGAAGGCCCGCGCGCATTTCGATACGACGGCTTGCGATAGCGGCGGTCGTCACGACCTGTACGGCCTGCAGCTGCAGGCGGCGCGGGCGATCGTCGAGAGCGGTGCCGTGGTGATGCGGCGGCGCTGGCGGCGGGGGTCGGATGGCCTGCCGCTGCCGGTGCAGCTGCAGATCCTAGAGCCGGACTATCTCGACCCGTCGAAGCACGGTCCGCTGGCGACCACGCCGGGCGTGACCGGCGGCTACATGCTGTACGGCGTCCAATTCAGTCCGATCGGCGCGCGAGAGGGGTATTGGCTATACAGCGGGCATCCCGGCAGCGCGCGCGCCACCTCGCTGGGATCGACCTTCGTCCCGGCGGCGGATGTGGCGCATGTCTTCCGCGCCGACCGGCCCGAAATGGAGCATGGCGCGACGTGGCTCGCGCCGATCGTGCTGCGGATGAAGGACTTCGCGGACTTCGAGGATGCGCAGCTCACGCGACAGAAGCTCGCATCCGCCTTCGTCGGCGTCGTCACCGGCGAGGATGACGGCGCCGCGATCCCCGGCATCCAGACCGAGGACGGCGTGCTGGCCGACGACCGCGAGCCGCTGGACTATATCGAGCCGGGTACTTTCCAATATGCGCGGCCGGGCGAGGAAGTGACTTTTTCGTCACCGCCCGGCGTCGAAGGCTATGCCGACTATACCAAGGTCTCGCTTCGCGCGATCGCGGCCGGTCTCAGCGTGCCATACGAGGCACTGACCGGCGATCTGTCGGGCGTCAATTTCTCGTCCGGCCGCATGGGCTGGCTGGAATATCAGCGGTCGCTGTCGACGTGGCAGTGGCTGCTCTTCATCCCGCAATTCTGCGGCGCGGTCAGCGCCTGGATGATCGATGCGCTGGAGATGATCGGCGAGAATGTCGACGGCGTCACCGTCCGCTGGACCCCGCCGGGCCGGGAAATGATCAATCCGGCAGACGAGGTGAAAGCCTCGCGCGATGCGATCCGCGCTGGTGGCAAGACCATCTCGCAATGGGCGCGCGAGCGTGGCGAGGATCCCGACACCTTTCTGGCCGAGGCCGTCGCGGACTTCAAGAAGCTGGATGAGCTTGGCTTGGTCTTCGACTGCGACCCGCGCCGCGTCACCGCGGTGGGTAATCCCGCCGAGGCCGCCCCAGCCAAATCGACGGAGCCTGCATAATGGATATTCTCCTCTACGGCATCATCGGCGACGAATGGGACGGCCTCGATGCCAAGACCATCTTCGGCCTGATCGCCGGGAGCGACGATGACCTCGTCGTCCGCATCAATTCGCCGGGCGGCTACGTCATGGAGGGGCTGGCGATCTTCAATGCGCTGGCCAGCGCGAAGGTCGCCGGCCGCAAGGTCACGGTGCATATCGACGGCCTGGCCGCTTCGATGGCGTCGGTGATCGCCATGGCCGGCGACGAGATCATCATGGCCGACAATGCGCTGATGATGATCCATAATCCCTGGGACGTGGCGATCGGCGACGCGCGCGAGCTGCGCGCAGCGGCCGACAAGCTCGACGTCATCCGCGACCAGCTCGTCCGCATCTATTCCGGGCAGACCGGCCTTACGCCCGAGCAGCTGGTGCCGATGCTCGATGCCGAGACCTGGCTGACGTCGGAAGAAGCGCTCGCCCAGAAATTCGTCACGTCCGTCACCGCCGCGTCGAATGCGGCAGCGTGTGACGTCACCGCATTCGGCTTCCGCAAGGTGCCGGAGACACCGCGCATCTCCGCAATGGCGATGATCGGCAAGCCACGCGCGGTCGCTACCGCACCCCAGCGTCCACAGGAGAAAATCATGGACCTCTATACGACTGCCGTGGCGCTGACCGCCGCGATCTCCACCTTCCAGGCCAGCGGCGGCACGCAGAAGGAAATCGACAAGATCGTGAAATCGGCGATCGCGCTGCACACGCCGGATCTGGTACCGGCGACTGGTGCCCTCGCCCTCGCGCTGGCGGCCGCAACAGCCGCCCCCGCCCCGGTCATCACCGACACCCCGACCATCGCGCTGACGACGGCGGACGTGCAGGCCGCAGTCTCGACCGAGCGCCAGCGCACCACAGGCATTCGCGCGCTCGGTACCAAGCACCGCATGCCGGCCGAATTCATCGACGGGCTGGTCGCCGATGGATCGACGTTGGCAGCCGCGCGCGAGAAGATCCTCGACAAGCTCGCCGAGGGCGGCGACGCGGCCAATGTCGGGCATACCAGCCCGGCGCGTGTCACGGTCGATGCGCGCGAGAAATTTCGGGAAGGCGCGACCAATTGGCTGCTCGTCAAGGCGGGCGTCGCCAATCTCGTCGAGAAGGCCGCCGCGCTGAAGGGCAGCCCGGTCAAGATCGATCCGGGCGAATTCCGCGGTATGCGCAATGTCGATCTGGCGCGTGAATCGCTGGAGAACGGCGGCACGAATACCCGGTCGATGCGCGATCCCGACATGATCGTGCGACAGGCGATGACCGCGCAGGGCGCAGTCATCACGCAGACGACCAGCGATTTCCCGGTGCTTTTCGAGAATGCGATCCACCGCATCCTGCAGGCCGCCTATGCGACCACGCCGGATACCTGGACCCGCTTCTGCGGTATCGGCACCGTCACCGATTTCCGTCCGCACACCCGGTACCTGCGCGGCAGCTTCGGGGCGCTCGATCAGGTGAATGAGGCCGGGGAATTCAAGAATAAGCCGATCCCCGACCTCGCCAAGGAGATGATCGTCGCCAAGACCGTCGGCAATATGATCAATCTGTCGCGGCAGGCGATCGTCAATGACGACATGGACGTCTTCAGCGGGCTTGCCGTCGATCTGGGCCGCGCCGCCAAGCTGACGATCGAGGTCGATGTCTATGCGCTGCTGAATTCCAATCCGATGATGAATGACGGCCTGCCGCTGTTCGATCCGGCGCACGGGAATATCGCGGCGGCCGGCGCGGTCCCCTCGGTCAAGGCTTTCGATGACATGGATGCGGCGATGGGCGCGCAGCGTGACATCAGTGGGAATGAGTATCTGGAGATCGGCCTCGATCGCCTGCTCGTCCCGCGCAGCCTGCGCGGTGCCGCGATCACGATCAATGGCAGCGAGTACGACCCCGATGCGGTCAATAAGCTCCAGAAGCCCAATATCGTGAAGGGCCTGCTGAGCGACATCATCTCCACGCAGCGGCTGACCGGTCCGGCCTATTACGGCTTTGCCGATCCGAATACCGCGCCGGCGCTGGAGGTGGTCTTCCTGAATGGCGTCACGGAGCCTTTCACCGACAGCCAGGACGGCTGGCGCGTGGATGGCGTCGAATGGAAGGTCCGCCACGACTACGGTACCGGCGCGGTGAATTACCGGTCGGCGTACAAGCAGCCGGGCGTCGCCGCCTAAGCGGTGCGGCCCCTGACGGGAGGGTGGCGGCCCGCCACCCTCCCGCACTTTCGGAGAAAATCCATGAAATACATCGCTCTGCTGGGTGCCGCCTATGTCGGCGGCGTCCTGCGTCATCCGCACGAGGGTGCGATCCCCGTCGACGACAGCGAGGCCAAGCGCCTGGTCGATGTCGAGAAGCTCGCCGAGGACGTCACCGACGGCTTCACCAAGGCGCAGCTGTCCGATGCGACCGAGGAGACGATCTCGGCCGCCGCCGGCGACATCTCCACGCCGCCGCTCGACAATCCGCATCTGTCGCAGGCCGCGCCTGTGCCTGCCCCCGAATCCAAGCCCGCCCGCAAGGGCACGGCCCCGAAGGAGTAAATCCGCATGGCTCGCAATTTCGTCCAGCCGGGTGAGACGCTCACCCTCATCGCGCCCCGTGCGCTTGCCAGCGGCGACGGCTTCATGGTCGGCGGCATCTTCGCCGTCGCGCTGGCCGCCGCCGCGATCGGGAAGCCGGTCGAAGCACGCCGCATTGGCGTGTGGGACCTGACCAAGACCGCCGGCCAGGCGTGGACGCCCGGCCAGAAGCTGTACTGGGACAATACCACCTTCGCGGTCACCACCACGGTCGGCACGAATGCGCTGATCGGCGCGGCGACGCAGGCCGCCGCCTCGGCCGCCGTCATTGGCCGCGTCATGGTGACCGGCCAGATCGCGGCCTGACCCACCGGCCACTCCCCCCGGTGCAGCCTCGGGGCGGCGCGTGTCGTCGCCCCATTTTATGGAGTGAGCCCATGAAGACCGTGACCATTTTCGGCCCGACCATCGTCAATGGCGAGGTCCGGCACCCACATGAAGGGCCGCTGACGATCAGCAATCGGGAGGCTGCGCGGCTCGTGCAGGGCGGCGTGCTGAAGGATCCGCCGCTCGATGCCGATGGCGAGCATGCCGACGATGTCGAGCCGCCCGTCGATGGTGACGGACTGGACCTGCTGACAATCGCTCAGCTGTCCGAGCTGGCAGAAGTCGAGCAGATCGACATTTCCGGCGCCACGCTGAAGGCGGACATCATCGCCGCGATCCGTGCCCACCGCGCAGGCTGATGGGGGATCCCTATCAGGCGGCGCTCGATGCTCTTTTCTGGGCACCGGGGTCGTCGCCGGCGATATTCCAGCCGGCTGAAGGATCACCAATCGCGATCCGCGTCATCCGGAGCGCGCCCGACCGGACGACGGGCTTCGGCGACAGTCGGGTGCTGGACAATGCGGCGACGCTGATCGAGATCCGACGATCGGAGGTCAATGCGCCCGCCTCCGGCGACTTTATCGCGATCGAGGGGCGGATCGTCGATGGGCAGGTCGTGGGCGGTGAGGTCTTCGAGATTTTCGGCGACCCTGTCCTCGATCTGGAGCGCATCGGCTGGACGTGTGGCGTGGAGCTGCGCGAGCCGTGAAGGTCGACATCGAGATGCCCGACTTTGCGGGCCTGATGATCGACCTGGAGGGGGATGTCGCCAAAGCGGCGACCGGCGCGATGCGGGCGACGACCCGCCCGACGGTGGCCGAGCTGCGCGAGCAGATCGTATCGAATGGGCTGAGCAAGCGCCTCGCCAATACGTGGCGCGACCGGGTCTATCCCGAGCAGCGCGAGAGCATGAATCCGAGCGGCTATATCTGGTCGAATGCACCGGAGATCATCACGAGCTTCGTGGAAGGCGCGACGATCCGGCCCGTCAATGGCGCGAAATACCTGTGGATCCCGACCAAGAATGTGCCGACCTCGCGCGGTCGGACCTCCACCCGCGGCAAGCGCATCAAGGGCGGCCGGATGTCGCCCGAGGAGCTGGAGAATCATTTTAATGCGGACCTGACCGTCCGAAAGGGCCGGGCCGGGACGGTGCTGGCCTTCATGGACGTCGTCGCCGCGCGCAATGCACGGTCCTTGCGCCGCGTGACGAAGGGTCGGCTGCGGCAGGGCCGCAAGGCGGAGCCAGTGCTGATGTATGTGCTGCGCAAGACGGTCACCATGCCCCGCATTCTCGACCTGCGCGGGCCGGCCGGACGCTGGGAAGCCAGCTTCCTCGAAGATTTTAATCGGCGGATGATGACATGATGTCCAAGCGCCTTACCGTCCTGTGGCGGGTCAAGCAGCTGATCCAGATCGCGCTGCCCGGTGCGCGGGTCATGGGTCTTGACGGTGAGGATGCCGCGCCGGCGATCATCCCGCCCGCCGGCATGGTCGTCGTCCGCAGTGGCGATCCGGGCGAGCCGGAATACACCTTCAGCCCGATGGCCTATCATTATGAGCACAGGATCCCGATCGAGGTGTCGACGGCGCGGTCGCACGGCCTGACCAGCGAGGAGGCGCTGGACGTCATGCTCGTCGCGATCGGGCAGGCGGTAGCCACCGACCGGACGCTCGGCGGCTTGTGCGACTGGCTCGACACGTCTGCCGCCGGCACCGACGACATCGCCATTGAAGCCGCGGGCAAGCCGCCGCGCGGTGCCGACCTGATGATCATGGCGTCCTATTCGACGCCCAATCCCCTCACCTGACACCCCTTACAGGAGTACGCTCATGGGACGCGCACGCGGCCAGAATGCCGGTATGGCCCTCGGATTCGAGACGGCCTATGGCACCCCGCCCACCACCGGCAATCGCCGGATGCCCTTCGTGTCCAGCAATCTTGGCGCGGAGCAGGGACTGATCGAGAGCGACCTGCTGGGACGTGGTCGTGCGCCCTACGATCCGACCTATGACGTCGTCGTGAATGACGGTGACGTGGTCGTGCCGCTGGACACGCGCTTTTTCGGGCAGTGGCTCCGGCTGCTGCTCGGCGCACCTGTGACCACCGGCACCGAGCAGGCAGGATATGTCCACGTCTTCACCTCGGGTATGGCGGCGCTGCCGTCGGCATCGATCGAGATCCAGCATCCCGATCGTCCGGCATTCTCGACCAGCTACGGTGCCCGCGCCAATACGCTCCAGATCCAGATGCAGCGCAGCGGCTTGGCCAGCGCGACACTCGGTCTGATCGCCAAGGGCGAGACGGTGCCGTCGACGACCACCAATGCAGGCGCGCTTGTAGAATACGGCAGCATCCAGCGCTTCGCGATGGCCAGCGGGTCAGTGAAAATCGATGGAGCCGTGATCGGCGAGGTCGTCTCGGCGCAGCTCGGATTCTCGAATGGCCTGGAAAAGGATGAGACGATCCGCTCGGACAGCGAGATCAATGATGTCGACCCCGGCATGCCATCGGCCACGCTGTCACTCGTCACGAAATTCACGGATATCACGCTTTACACGCGGGCCGTCAGCAAGGACCCGGTCGCGGTACAGCTGTCATGGTCGGTCGGCGCACGCACGCTGGAGATCGAAATCCCTCGGCTATTCCTGCCACGTCCGAAAAAGCCGATCACGGGTCCGGCCGGTATCCAGGCGACATTCGCCGGCATCGGTGCGACCACCACCGGGCAGCCTCTGATGATCGCGCGGCTGACCAATGATGTGGCCTCCTACTGATGCTCGTCGCACAGCGAGAGCAGGCCGAGCCGGCCTGGACGCCGGTGATGGGCGCGCGTGTCCTATTCGCGCCGATCACGCGGACCATGCTGCGCCGCGCGCGCCGTGCCGCACTGGAGGCGCTGGGGGTCGAGGGAGCGGATGGCGGCGAGCAGGCATCGCCGGCCGATCAGATGGAGGAGCTGGGCGACGCGCTCAGCCGCGCGCTGATCGTGGCGGGCGCGCTCGACTGGCAGGACGTCGCACTGGCCGCGGTCGACCAGCATGGTGCCACGATCCTCGATGACGAGGGCGATGCGGTCTACGATACGCTGGACTTCACGCCGGAAAATTTGCTGACGGTGCTGTCCGATGCTCTGGTCTTCGAGGCCTTCGATGCGGCGTATGTGATCCCCTATGTCATGCGGGAGCGGGAGCGCGCCGCGCCGGGAAAAGAATCGTCGCCCTCGCCAAATGGCATTTCGACGAAGGCGATGGAGGATCCGACTATTGCCGGCTCTCCTGCAGCGCCGGCGACGGCGACCGATGCGTCGAATGCCCGTACCGGCTGCACCAAGCCGAAAGCGATCAAGAAGAAGACGTCTGGACCCTGCTGACCGGGTGTGACCGGCAGCTGCGCGTGGGCGGTATGGGCCAGCCCTTCGCGCTGGATTTCACCGCCGTGATGGCAATGGGCCAAGCGGCCAGCGTCGATATGGCCCTGCTGGCCGATGTGCTGCCGGCCGTCGAAGCCGTGATCGTCAATCGCCTCGCCGAAGCTGCCGAATAGGAGGACCGCATGGCAAATCCAGCATCGATCCGCCTGGGCACCACGGGCAAGGAAAAGGTCAAGGCAGACCTGAATGAGATCGCGGATGCCGGCGTCGCATCGGTCAAGCGGCTCCAGCGCCAGGAGCAGCAGGCCGCTGCCGATCGGGATGCGGCGATCGTCCGGGAGAAGGCGGCGCGGTCGAAGCTCGACCTGCTGATGCCGGGCCTTAATCCGGCCAAGCTCGATGCCGGCGCGGGTGTCCGTGATACGGTCGGGAAAGATGCGGCATCATCGGCGCAGGTCTTCGAGCAGGCCTATGCCCAGATGGAGAAGCGCGCCGATGCCCTGCGTGCGGCGATTGACCCGGTATTCCTGGCGCAGCAGCGATTCGACCGCGAGATCGCCGAGGCGCGCACGCTGCTGAGCCACAATGTCATTTCGCTGGACGATTATTCCAAGCGGCATTGGCAGCTGCAGCAGAGCATGGCGGGATCGACGCGCGAGCTGGAGGGACAGGCCAAGGCCTCCGGCCTCGCCAAGGCGGGCTACCAGCAGCTGAATTACCAGCTGTCGGACATCGCGACGCAATTTTCATCGGGCGCGCCGCCGATGCAGATCTTCGCGCAGCAATCGGGCCAGCTATTCCAGGCGCTCGGCATGATCGCGGCGGGCGGGGCCAGTGCATCCGCCGGCGTCGAGCAGGCGGGTGCCGCATCGGAGGAAGCGGGTGTCGATGTCGCCGGACTGGGTGAGCAGGCCGTCGGGGTAGCCGAAAAAGCCGGTGAAATGGGCGGCAAGATGGGGAAGGTCGCAGCCTTCATGACCGGCCCGTGGGGGGCGGCCCTGCTCGTCGCCATCTCGCTGCTTGGCCCCTTCATCGGCAAGCTCTTCGAGAGCAGCGATGCGCTGGGCGACATGGTCGACAAGATGAAGGCGGATGCCGAGGCGACCGAGAATAATCGGCAGGCCAAGCTGCTTTACATGGCCACCGAGGAAGGCGTCGCACAGGCGATCCGCGACAGCACGGAGGCCACTCGTCAGTCGATCGCAGCGGAAAAATCAGCGGCCGAGCAGTCGAATATCGCGGCCAAGATGAAGCTCCAGGAAGAGATCGCGATCCGGCGTGCGACACAGGCGCGCTACGAGGACGCGCGGGCGGCGCTGGGCGTGCAGATACAGTCGGCGCGCGCGCCGGGTGAGCGTGGCGACATCGCCGCGCTGGGTATCGCGAGCCGGCAGAATGAAGTCGACGCGCTGGCGGCTAAAATCGCCGCGCAGGGGGATCTGATCGCGCAGGCCGAGGCGCGCGTACAGGAGACGCGGATCGCGCTGGCGGGTGAGGCCGCGGCGCGGGCTGTCGATCCGATGGCGCGAATCAAGAAAATCTATGACGATCAGGTCAGTGCCGCCCATGCCAAAGCACGTGCCGAAGGTGAGGTGAATTCGGCGCTCACGAGGCAGCTGACGCAGATCGAGCGAAATCGTCAGGCGGCCATCAAAGCCGAACAAGACCGAGCGGCCGCGCGCGAAAAGGCTGCCCCCCGCGTCAGCCAGGCGGGGCGGAATATTTCCCTCGCCGATGCGCGTGACATCGTCGAAGGCGTAGGCGGACACGTCAATTCCGACCACCGCACCCGGGCCGAGCAGGAAAAGCTCTACGCCAAATATATGGCCTATAAAAACGGTGGCCCATGGGCGCCGCTGGCGGCAAGGCCGGGTACCAGCAATCACGAGCTCGACCAGGCCGTCGACGTCGCCAAGGCGCGAGGCGTCACGCTGGCTAAGCTCGTCACGGCCTTCCGGCAGGCTGGTGTGAAGGTCGTCGAGCAGCTCGACGAGGGCAGCCACTATCACATCGCCTGGAAAAAGACTGGCGAGGCGGCGCTCGCGGCGACGCAGGAGCGCAAGGATCAGTCCGAGCAGATCCGGAAAGCCGCCGAGGCGCAGCGGGAGCTGGCGCAGGATCTGAGCGAGGTCGTGCGCACCTTCGATCCGGCTCGCGCGGCCGCCGAGGACTATGCCGCGACGCTGGCGAAAATCGACCGGCTGGTGAAGAGCGGCGCACTGACCATCGAGCAGGCCAGCGGCTATCGCCTGACCGCGATCGCGCAGGATCAGGAGCGCATCGCGGCAGCGCGCGTCGAGCAATTCCGCACGCTATTCGGCACCGGTGATCCGATGCGTGGTGATATCGGCCGCTACGATCGCGACCTGAAAGCCAGCAATGACAATGGCGCGGACGTCGCCGAGGCAAAGCTCCGCGCGGCTGGCGTCGCGCTGGACGAGCTGCGCGGGTACGGGATCGACTTCGCCGAGACGGTCCTGTCGCCGGACACCTGGACGTCATGGGGGAATGCCGGCCAGACCATCATCGGCAGCCTGAAATCCGAATTCATCAAGCTCGCGCTGCTCAATCCCCTGCGCAATCTCATCAATGGCGACAGCGCACTGCCGACCCTGACGAGCGCGATCGGCAAGATCGGCGGGCTATTCGGCGGCGCTCCGAAGGTCGGGGCGAATGCGACCGGCACCGAATATTGGGGCGGCGGACTGTCGCTGGTCGGCGAGCTTGGGCCGGAGGTGGTGTCGATGCCGCGCGGGTCGCGAGTGACGCCGGCGGCGGATACGCGGCGGATGCTGGCCGCCGGCAATGACAATGGCGGGAGGCGTCTGGAGGTCACCGTGACGCCGTCGCCCTATTTCGACGTGCGGGTGCAGGAGGTCGCGGGGCCGATGGCGGATGTCGCGGCGACGCGCGGTGCGGCGGGCGGCAGCGCGATGGCGCAGCGCGAGATCGCGCGCGGCCAGTCGCGGGCGATCGTCTGATGCCGACCGCCCTCCCCACCCTGCGTCAGCCGAAATCGGCGACGCTGCGGCCCATGGATTTCGGCGCGTGGCAGTCGCCGACCGGGCCGGGCGCGGCACAGCGGCTGGAGCGGCTGGGCAGTCGCTTCGCACTGGACATCATGACCGGGCGCTTGCGCTGGGTCGAGGACCGGCGAGCGTGGATCGGCGCGCTGCTGCGCGGGATCAGCGATACGGTGCTGTATCCGGTGTCGCAGCCGGGGCTGGTGATCGGCAATCCGGGCGCGCCGCGCATCGCCGGCGGCGGCCAGGCGGGGCAGGTGCTGGCGCTGACCGGCTTCGCGGCCGGCTATGTGATGCGGGAATCGCAGGCGGTGTCGATCATCATCGGCGGTCAGCGCTACCTGTACGCGGCGACCGCCGAGACGGCCGCCGATGGGTCGGGCGCGATGGCGCTGCCGGTCTGGCCGCCGGTGCGCCGGTCGCCGGCGGCCGATGCCGTATGCGAGGTCGCCGTGCCGATGATCGAGGGCAGCCTGTCGGGCAATGACAAGGGCTGGACCGACGAGCGCGCGCATACGGTCGGGCTGACCCTGACCATTACCGAGATCGAGTGAGGGACCGTCATGGCTGAAGCCTCCCCCGCCATGCAGGCCGCGATGGCGGCCCGGACCGTCCGGATGTTCGGCGCGGTCGAGATCCTCTTCCCGGGCTATGCCCTGCGGCTGATCGACGGCCCGGGCGCTTTCGCCGCCGCGCCGTGGAATGCCTTCACCGGGCGGGACCCGCGATTCGGCACGATCGCGTCGATCGACACGATATCGGACGGCACCGGCGACGATGCGCCGGCGATCAGCCTGACGCTCAATCCGGCGAATGACATCGCGGTGGCGTCGCTTGCCGCCTCGGCGATGCAGGGATCACGGGTGCGGTGCTGGCTGGGCGTCGTGCAGGCGACGACCGGGATCGTCGTGCCCGACCCGATCCTGCTCTTCGACGGCAAGCTCGACGTCGCGACGATCAAATGGGGCAGCCGCAGCCGGTCGGTGGACTACGACATCGTGTCGGATTTCGAGCGCTTCTTCGACCTGGAGGAAGCCATTCGCCTGTCGGACAGCCACCATCAGGACGTGTGGCCGGGGGAGCAGGGCCTCGCCTTCGTCACCGGCGTGACGGCGACGGTGCCGTGGGGCACGAATAATCTGGGATCGGTGGTGACGAAATGACCAAGGTCCCGCCGATGGTCCGCCGCCGCGATGCGGCACAGGCGACGCTCGCGCGCTTTGGCGATGTGCCGCTGAAGCTCGGGAAGAATGACTGCGTGCGCATGGGCGCATTCGCGCTGCGCCAGATGGGCCACCGGCCGCAGCTGGGCCGCGCGGGCAGCTATTCGACGCCGATCGGCGCGGTACGGGCGCTGAAGCGCGCGGGCTACGCCTCGCTGGCCGATGCGCTCGATGGTCTGGGTCTGGCTCGGATTGCCCCGGCGGCGGCACTCCCCGCGGATATCCTGCTGCTGGCGAGCGAGGGGCCGCTGGACGGCGCGATCGCGGTGGTGCTCGGCAATGGGCGGGCGCTGGCGTATCACCAGCATGCGGAGGGCGCGGTCGTCGTGCATCCCGTCGACGTCGTCTCGGCTTGGAGGGTGCCACCGAAATAGCGGCTGGCACCCTCACTTGGTCAGCTCTTTTCAGGCTTCAGTCCGACGCACCGTTTCCAAGCGCCGCCGATCGTCCCGAACTTTTTCCGGTATTCGACCCTGCTACCGGTGCCTTCGGGATACACCGAAAAGGCCAGCGACACCGCGCCGTACCCGTTCTTGATCAGGATCGTGCGCGAGCCATCGTCTCGCGGCAGCGGTACTGTATTATTCCTATCCGCCAGACAGAACGACATCTCGTCGGCCGATTTCGTCGAGTGGAATGTCTCCGTAATTGGCCCATCGAGCACCTTCTGTGTCGATGCGCAGCCGGCCAGCGCGAGCGCGGCCAGACCAATAATCCACCTTTGCATATTGCCTCCCTGTCCCGCGTGACGCGGGCGGTGAGCATGGCCGAGCGCAAATCAGAAGGGCAAGTCGCAAATGAGCAAAGCCCTTGGGACAGCAGCTCTTATTGTAGGCGCCGTGGCGCTTGCCGCCACCGGCGTGGGCGCTGCAATCGGCGCCGCCGCCGTTACGTCTGCCATCGGGGTTTCAGCCGGTACGATCAGCGCGATCGCTGGCGGCCTGTCGGTGGCAGCATCCCTGACCGCAAAGAAACCCACAGCCACCGGCGGCGGGTCGCAGATCGAATTCAGCGCGGATCCACAGGCCGGCGTGCCGTATCTGGTCGGCCGCACCGGTACCGCGGGCAATATCATCCTGCGCCAGGCGAGCGACGGCTGGTCGGTGAATACGCCGAATGACCTGAATGACATGGTGACGATCCTGTCGGGGGCCGGGCCGATCGCTGGCATCGAGAGCTTCACCAGCGACAAGGTGGCGATCAGCTTCGACGCCGCCGGCAATGCGATCGGAGAGTATAAAGACAAGATGTTCCAGCGCAGCCAGCGCGGGCTATGCCCCGAGCCGGCGGCGCTGACGGTGCAGGCGGGATCGTCCAGCGCGCCGACCGGATGGACGGCGGCACACAGGCTGTCGGGCCTCGCGGCGGTGATGTGGCGGCTGCGCTACGACGCCAAGCAGCGCTTCTTCCAGAATGGCGTGCCTGCGCCGATGTGGGTCGCGCGCGGGGTGCTGGTCTATGATCCGCGCATGGATTCGACCTATCCGGGCGGGTCGGGTCCGTGCCGGTGGGATGACGAGTCGACATGGGTGTATGACGGCGCAGATTCCGCGCATCCATCGGGCGAGAATCCCTACCTCCACGCGCTGGCCTGGGTGATCGGCCGTCACCAGAACGGCAAGCGCGTGATGGGCCTTGGGTCGCCGATCGAGTCGATCATCGTCAGCGATTTCGTCGAGGGCGCGAATGTCGCCGACGCGAATGGCTGGACGATCGGCGGCGTCGTCTACAGCCGGCCGGACACCAAGTGGAATGTGCTGAAGCTGATGCTGCAGGCGGGCGCCGGCGAGCCGCTGAAGGTCGGGGCGCGGATCGGCTGTCTGGTCAATACGCCGCGCGTGTCGCTGGCCACGGTGACCGAGGCGGATATCTGCGGCGACAGCACGCTGGCGGCGATGCAGCCGGTGCGCAATCGCCTGAATACCGTCACTCCGCGGATCCGGTCAGAGGCGCATGGCTGGGCGATAGTCCCACTCGCGCCGATCCGGGTGCCTGAGCATGTCGCCGAGGACGGCGACGAGCGGTCGCGCGAGATCGAGTACGGGCTGGTGCAGGATGTCGATCAGGGGGCGACGCTGGCGCGGTACGACATCGAGAATACCCGCGAGCTGGGGCCGGGGACCTTCCCGCTGTTCCCGCGCTGGATCAATTTCAAGGGTGGCGACTGCATCACGATCGACCGGGGCGACCTGGAGCCGCTGAAGGTGCTGATCCTGAAGCGCAAGATCGAGCCGGCGACGGGCACGGTGACCTTCGAGGTACGGTCGGAGACGGACGGCAAGCACGCCTTCGCGCTGGGCCAGACGACCACGCCGCCGCCGACTGCGTCGGTATCGGGGTACGACCCCAGCGTCGCCGCGCCGGCGGTGGGTGACTGGACGGCGATCGGGGCCACGCTGACCGCGAATGGGGTATCCATCCCGGCCGTGGTGGTGACGGGGCAAGTCGTGCTGGGCACGGCCGATGCCGCGATCTTCGATCTTCGGCCGTACATCGCGGGTGCAGGCATGGAGGATGGCTGGATCGGCGGCGGGGTCGAGGCCCCGACGGTCACCAAGCGCGAATTCACGGGGGTGACGCCGGGCACGCAGTATGAGGTGAGCGTGCGGTACCGCGTTCGCGGGGTCATCGGCAATCGGCGGATCCTTGGCCCGGTCACCGCTGGCGATTTCACCGTACCGGGCGACGGCGGCGGCGATGGCGGTGTGGCGGCGATGACCGCGACCGAATTCGTCGCCACCCTGCGCAATGGCACGCGCACGGTCGACGTCTCCTGGCGCACACCCCGGTCGCCGCGCTTCAATGTCTCGCGGATCGTCGTGAATGGCACCGAGGACAGCACCGGATATGGCGGCAGCCTGGGTGGGTACATCGCCACGACGATCACCCTGACGGGGTCGATGCAATATTTCGACATCGTCATCCGGTCCTACGACGACGCGGGCGTCGCGGTGGATACCGATCCGATCACGATCGAGCCCTGACCCCTTCGGGTCGCGCCTTCATCTTCCCGACTGGAGCATTGCCGATGACGACCACGACCCCGTCGTGCGCGGACGCCTGCGCGTGATCGACCGCAATCTCGACCTGTATGTCGTGGCCGGTGAGCCGGTCCGCGTCCGCTATCGCCGCCAGCTGGCTGATGGCGCGACGCGCGAGCTGGTCGGCGAGGTGTACGCTTTCACCATCTACGCGGCCGACGGCACGACCGTCTCCAGTGTCGCCAGCGCGATCGGTCAGGATGCGGACGGCGACTATGCCGACATGACCCATCCGGCGACGCTGAGCGTCGAGTGTGCCGGACGGATCGGCCTGCGCTGGGAGCTGGCCGAGGTGCTGCCAGTCGGTCGTCAGCGGCGCTTTGCCGGGCGCTTCAGCGTGGCGCGCGGACCGGGCAGCGTCGCCGGCAGCGCCTCGCCGTACGCCGTGCCGGACATCGACTGGATCATCGAAAGGGATAGTGGCCGATGAGCACGATTATTGCCGAGACGCGCGGCGGCCGGGGCCTGAGCGCAGCCGAGCAGTCGTATATTGCCGGTGACATCACGGCGCCGACACAGGCCGCTCTCAGCGAGTATTTGCGTGCGCCGGCGATCACCGCTGCAGCGCTGGCGGATGCCGAGCGTCAGGCGTCAGTCGCGCAGCGCGCCGCGATCGCCGGCGATCTGGCGGGAAGGCAGCCCGTATCTGCGGTGCTGACGCGCCTGGCGCAGCGGGTCTACATCAATGACCTGGCGGGCATCGTCGAGGGGTCGGTCAGCCTGTCGCAGGCGGTCATCAATGCCGCGGTCATCAATGCGGCGATCGTCAGCGGCACGATGCTGTACATCCGGCCAGGCAGCTGGATCTCGCTTGGCGGGCAGCTGCAGTGGATCCGCAAGTCCTATTGCGGGGTGGTGTGGGACGGCAGCGGCGCGCGGCCGTATCTCCATATGCACCCCGCCTGGTTCACCAATGTCCGCCCGGCCTCGGTATCCGGGTCCATCACAAATGATCCGCGCGCCGCTCTCATCCGCGTCGACGGGTCGGCGGCGCTGGACAGCCGCGACGTCCGCTTTGAGGGGGTCGGCATAGCCTATGACGGCGGCGGCGGCCGCTACCTTGCCGGTATCAGCGCGATCGGCGTACATGATTTCCGGATGCTCGGGTGCGAGGTCACCGGTATTCCAAATGGCTTTGGCATCACCGCGGGCTCGCTGCAGGGCGACACCCAGCTCCGCGATAATCGCATCCACGATTTCTACGACGATTCCCTGAAGGCCTTCGACGGCTCGGACTGGCTGGGCCGGGTGCAGTCGACCGGAATCGAGCTGGACAATAATCGCTACCCGGGCGTGTACAGCGTCGGCGTACGTATCATGGACAATACGATCGAGCGGATCATGAAGAGCGAGCTTTTCGCGAGCCTTCCAATCAACGGCCCACCCACCCCCGGCAAGCCGACCGCGATGCAGACCGATGGCATCAATATCGGCAATGACCAGACACGCGGCACCATCGTCTCCGGCAACCTGATCGACACCGTCAGCGAGGGGATCGACAATTTCGGCTCGTACGGCAGCATTTCGTACAACATCGTCCGCAACGCCTGGGACCACGGCATCAAGCTCGTCCATGGTGCGGAAGGGAATGCGCTGAATGGGAATATCATAGAAAATGCCGGCCTGACCGGCCTGACCATGGGCGACGGCAACGTCCGGTCGGTACGAGCCAATGTCGCTACCGGGGGCACGATTTCCGGCGTCGGCTATAACGGGGTCTGGTTAAATCTGGGCGCGATGGCTGCGGTCCGCTTTGGCGCGTCGACGCCGGCACCCGGCCGGTATCAGGCGATGGATAATGTCGTGAATGGCGTCACGATCATGCTCACGCCAAAGACGAAATTCGGGTGGTTCGGCGACAAGGAGGGCGACGCGGACCTCCGGAATCGTGGTGTCGACATCAATATGGTCGGCACTCCGCTCGAGCACCGCGTCCGCATCGACCAGTCGGCGGGCGGCTTTTACAATGGCGGCGTCCGCCTCGTCGGCTCGTCCACATACATCACGAGCCTCGCCGCGTAGTGCCCGCCCATCATCACACCTCACACCTCAGGAGCGATCCATGCTCTGTCCATATCTGACAGCCAGCGCATCCAGCGCCACCAGCCGGTACATCGGCGATGCGATCGGTGTGGCGCTTGCCCCGCCGTCGCTCGCGGATAATCCCGGGCTGCTCGCGTGGAATCTTTTCGTGATGACCGCAGCGATGTGCCTGGGGATCATGATGGCGGGGAAGCAGGCGCGGCGGCTGTGGGCGACGCGCATGATCGATCATCCCACCGACCCGGTGTCGATCTACCGGATCGTCATCCTGCTCGCCGGCTGCGCGGTCGCCTTGCGTGGCGGCGCGGAGGCGGTGAGCCTGTGGTCGTGGTCGTCGGGTGATGCCGACACGATCGCGCGGGTCGCGACGATCAAGCGCTGGCTCGATCCGATCTCGGTGGCGTGCGGCTTCGCCTGGATGGCGCTGCACGTCCTGGCGGAGCCGATGATCGAGCACCAGCTGCGCAAGGCCCCGCTGCCGGTCGACATGTGGTCGCGCTGGCCGCAGCTGCGCCGGCCGGCGCTGGTGCTGATCGTCAGCCTCCTGATGGCGGCTGCTGCCGTCGGCCTGCGCTAATGAAGGAGGGCGCTCTTTCCGCCGCTCCGGGCATTTCCGTGCCGGTCATCTGGTCGGTCCTCGGCTACTCTTTCCCCGGCGGGTCGATGATCGTCGGGCTGCTCGCCTGCTTCATGGTCCGGCTTTTCATCACGCTGGACGCCCCCGGTCCCAAGCGCTGGCTTCTCGACGGGATCGTCACCGGCATGGCGATGCTCATCACCGCCGTGTGGATCGTCGAGCATCAGGTCGACCTTTTCGCCGCACTCGGCACCGGCGGCACGGCCGGGGCCGTCGGCGCGGGTATCATCAGCTTTTTCAAGCGGCGCGGACAGAGCGCCATCGATGCGCTGGACGCGGTCATCCCCGGCAAGCCCGTCGTGCCGCCCGAGATGACGGCGGCGCCGCGCGAGATCGACAAGACCGACTGATCCGGCGGCGGACAGACCCGCCCCCCCTCACCTATTCGGAGACAGACGATGGCAATGGCGATCGATCCTGCGTGGCTGCTCGCCGCGCGGGCCAAGCTCGGTACCCGCGAAGCGGCCGGCGCGGCCAATAGCCCTACGATCATGGGCTGGGCCAAGGCGCTCGGCACCAAGGCGCTGGGCATGATGTACAATGCGGACAGCGTGCCGTGGTGCGGCGTTTTCGTGGCGGCCTGCCTGCGCGAGGCGGGCCTGTCGACCGCGCCGATCGCGGTGCGTGCCAAGGCGTGGGCGACGTGGGGCAGCAATATCGCGGCGGCGCGGCTGGCGCCGGGTGCGGTGCTGGTCTTCGAGCGCGACGGCGGCGGGCATGTCGCCTTCTACGTCGGCGAGGACGCGACCCACTATCATGTACTCGGCGGGAATCAGGGCGACCGGGTCAGCGTCATGCGGCTGGCCAAGGGCCGGTGCATCGCGCGGCGCTGGCCGACCGGGGTAGCCGTCATCGGACGTCAGGTGATGCTGGCGGCATCGGGTGCGCCCGCATCGACGAATGAGGCTTGAAGCCATGACGCGCATCATCACCGCAATTATCCTCGCCAATCTGGCCTGTGCCTGCGCCACCATCCAGGCCCCGCCGCGTGACGCCGTCGACCGGGCGCAGGCGGCCTATGACCGGATCGCCGCGACCGCACAGATCATCCTGCCCTATGTATCGCCCGCCCGTGCGGCGCGGATCCAGCTGGCGCTGTCACTGGCCGAGCGAGGGCTGATCGCTGCGCGGCTCGCATCGACGCTGGCCGAGCAGCGCGCGGCGCTAGCGCGGGCCGAAGCGGCGACCGCCATCATCACCACCCCCGACACCTGAGAGGTACTTCATGCACAAGATCCTGATGCTAGCCGCCGCCCTCGCAATCGGCGCACTGTCCACCCCTGCCGCTGCGCAGTCGACCGGGTCGTCAGTCGTCTTCCCCTCCGGCTGGGCTCCCGGCATGGCCCCCTGCGTACGCCAGGCTGATGCCACCTGCGTCCCGGTCAGTGCGACGGTGCCAATGCCAGTGACGGTCACCAGCAATACGGCCACCTCGGAGCGGGTAGAGGGCACCGTCGCCAATGGCGCGGCAGACAGCGGCAATCCGGTGAAGGTCGGGTGCTACTTTAATGGCGGCGGTACGATGCCGACCTATTCCACCGCCGCCCGGGCGGACATCCAGTGCGACGATCGAGGGAATGTCCGCGCCAAGATCACTGCGAATACCGCCTCGCCAGTGGATGGCGGGACGCTGGTCGCGCTTCCCATGAATGCGACCGTAGGCAATAATGCGCCGAGCGTGTCGGGGCCGCTGGGCGTCCTCCCCTATTACATGAGCGGGTCGACTAGTGTGTATGCACGCGGCGACACGACGGGAGCCTATGTCGTCGCCCGTGGCGGCGGCACGATCACTACCGGGCAGATCAGCGTCGGTACCTCCAGCACCCTGATTCTTGCGGGGCGGGCCGGTATCGGCGGGCGTCAGAAGGTCACGCTCGCGGTGGGCGCGGCCAATCCCTGCTATTTCGGCCCGGTCTCGGTCACAATAGCCACGGGCTTTCCGCTGCAGCCCGTGGCGGGCGCGACGATCACGATCGACACCGCGGCAGCGATCTATGCGGTGTGCAGCGCGGCCACCACGATCAGCTATCTGGAGCAATACTGATGCGCCGGGCCGCACTTGCCGCCGCCGCCGCGCTGCTGCTGGCGCGGCCAGCCGTGGCACAGGTCGCCTATCCGCCGGCAGCGTCGCAGTGGGTCGACCAGAAGACCGTGACACTGGACGCCGCCGGCAATGCCACCTGGACATTCGACCTGGGCAATGCGCCGCCGGTGGTGCCCGTGGTCGTGCATATGCCGGCGGCGATGGACACGACCAATCCCATCACCTGCAATTACACGGCGCGGACGATGACGGGGGTCAGCATTCATTGCTGGCGCACCACGCTGCTCGGGCTGCTGACCAGCTTGTACAGCGGCAGCGTCGCTGGCGCGCAGGTGACTCTGGTCGCGCGGGCTATTCCCTAGTGCCGATCCGGCTGACGTAGTCCGGCTCCTCGGGGCCGCCATCGGTGTCCGGCTCTATCGTGATGCGGATGCCGAATGGCGTGAAAGCGTCGGCGGCGACCGGCTGGCCGATCATCAGTCGGCTGAGCAGGTGCTCAAGCTGGCCGCGCGCGATATTACAGCGCTGCACGATCGAGGCCTGATCGCCCTCGATCGTCAGTACGAAGCGGCGTGGCAGCCGCAGGCGCTCCTCATCCATATCGCGGTGCCCTCAATGCTGCGCGAGCCAGCGCAGCAGACCGAAGAAGGCGACCGTCGCCACCCAGATCAGCCGCGTCCGATTCGGCCCGGGCTTGCGCCGGCGGCGCGGCGGGTCGGGCACACGGTCACTCCAGTCGCGTAGCATCAGATGTCGAGGCCGCGCCGCTCGATCTCGGCGGCCAGGGCGTCGGCGATCGGGTCGCCGGGCTCTCCGGTGGTCTGCTGGTAGGCGGATAGAAGCTCCGCATCGGTCATGGTTGCGAGATCGGGCATGGCCTCCACGCTATGCCGATAACCCAGGAAAGCAATGGTTACGGCGATGACATCCCGCCTGCATGCTGGCTATGTGATTTTTGCCGCCCCATCGGTGGCAGGCGGCCGCCCGACGCTGCTGGCGAAGTGCGTGCCAGGCTACCTGCGGCAATCGTCATATTCGACGACATCGTCCAGCTTGCGTGGGTAGGAATGTAAAAAGGGCCCACCAAACTGGCGGGCCCTGCAGTGTCAAACGGACTGGCATATTCGGTTATCAGCCCAGAGGCAGTCACCCGGCCGCGATTGAGAGCCCCGGCTTGGTTCCTCCCGATCCTTCTGATGAGGGCGTAGCGTCGGTCTCTCCGCTTGCTCCTGAAGGATCTCCGCCATCCTGCGATTTTCCTCCGTCCTCATCGTCATTTGCATGGGTATCCTCCTCAGGGATGAATTTCGTAGATAGCGCGTGGAACGCATGTTCGTCGCCTGGAAGCTGGAAGCGGGCAAAATTTCCGAGCGCTTCGACAATGACAACCTCCTCGGCCGACGCACCTCGAACCTTCTCAAAGAGACCCGCCGCTTCCCGCTGGTCGATAACAAACGAGTGTGAAGAATAGGTTTCAGCTAGCTTCTGAATCGCTCCGTGCTTCACGTTCGACCATTTGGCAGCAAGGCGCTTACCATAGTCAACAGCGATCCGCATAGACCGCGATCGAGCGCCTACCTCCTCAGGGTCAATTCGACCGAAAACCGGTGCGTACAGCTGCGTTACAAAATCCGAAGCCGCTTTTGAAGCTGTCGGGAACGAAAGCAGGCCGTTGTTGGCAGCAATGTATTCGTTGACGATCGTGTAGAACGATTGCTTAGCACGGTCCTCAAGTGTGTTCAGTGCGTCCTGAATGACCAGGCCAGACTCAACTCGATCGAATTTGTCGACCTTGCTAAGCTGGATATCAAGTGGTCCTAGCTCACCATAGGGCATAAACGCGAGCTCTGATGAGCCAACTGCAATCAGCGTTCCGGCACTCTTGCAGCGTCCGGCGATAAGCACGGTCACCTTCTCATACTTATGCTGCAGGTACCGACAAATACGGTAAGCAGCGTCAGGGTCACCGCCGTTGGTTGTAAGTACGACTATAACCTCTTTTCGCGAAAAGTTATCCGAGACAATCTCGATGAACTCAAGATCCCGTAAAGCGGCAATTTCCCCATTATAGAGAAAAACATCAGCGTCGAGCTTAGCGGCGGCAGCCTTAGCCGTTTCAAGCGCGGCAGCGGGGACGTTGATAGCCATTACTCAGCTCCCTGCTGCCAACGAGCACGAGCGGCATCCCGCGCAATGCGCGACCGGTCATATGCCGACAACTTCGCGGCACGAGCGTGCCCCCCTTTTAGACCGCCAAGGCGCCCCAGAGCCATCGCAGCTTTGTTCTTTCCATCGGCGGTGAAAAGCTCGTCAACTTCATCGGGCTTATCGCTAATCATGAGCAATCTCCAATCGCAAGCAATCTAGCCATGCTTGAGCGGACACGCAACCAGTCCCCGGAAATATTCCTGACCGGTCAAGCATAGACGTGCTCCCATCGTTAGCGGTGGGACTGTCACACATCGAGATCCGCGACTAGGTCACGGGCAATCGGGCAACGCCCCTGCCCTGCCCTTTCAATGATGCCACTGGGCATATTATCGCTGGGGGCACGGGTGGGGGCACTGAGACACGGCGTCCCACAAGGAGTGACGCTATTCCGTCAATATCGCACTTTGGTGTGGTAGGGTCATCGGCCACCAAATTGCGATCCCATCGCGTCCCAATCCCGACCGGCTACCCCTTTGATTCGCCCCACCCGTCTTGATCCCACAGATCGCGGATGCCGACCTCCACGCCCAGCATATCGCTAAGCAGCCGGTGATCGCGAGGCGTCAGGGCCTTCGGGCGGCCGTGGACCACGAAGTCCCGCAGGTAGCCCGGCCGGCGGCTGAGCATGCGCGATAGCGCCGTCAGGGTGTGGCCCTGGTCCGCTGCGATGGTCGCGAGCGCCTGGCGTGGGTCGGCTATTCGCTGCCGTGGCAGCCGGCGGGGCGTAACGAATCGGAGCATGGCGGCAGGTTACCCCGTTCTGCTTTCGTTCTCAACATGACCCACCCGACCATCCGGCTTAGCGACGACGTGCGCCGGAATCGCGAGGTCGGTCGATATTGGTGAGCACGCACGGCCCATGCCGACCGTACGTATTATCCGGGCGAGGATGCCCCGAGTTCGCAGCCTGAATGTCGGAATTTTACCCGTTGAGGCATCCTCTGGTAACCTAGACCAGTTACGCCTATCCAACGCATATTACGTCGTGGAGTAGCAATGTCTCTTTTTGCGGTTGTGTCGCAGCAGTTAGATAATACGGCGGCCGTCGATGCGGCGCTGCGGACGTACCCTGGCAAATCCAACCGATGGTCGACCACTTTGGCCGTCGTCGCAGCCTCGGGAACCGCGCAATCGCTCGTAAGCGCGCTAGCTCTTGAAGATGATCAGCGCCACGGCCTCTTCGTCGTTCGCCTATCCCCGGACTATTACGGTTATTCCAGCACGGCGTTCTGGGACTGGATCAAGGAAACCTTCCAGGCAGACGCTAATGGTTAGGGCCGGCGGAAGTCGAGGGCGCGGGCCGGAGCGTGATGAAGCGCCGGTTGACCAGCCGGACGTCCCTCCGTCCAAATACCAGCCGCAAACTCACGATTTCACTTTGCAGGCGGTCGTTGAAGTCCAGCGCAGCGTTGGAGACCTGTGTGCGAAGGTGGATCGGCTTATAACTGATGTTGGGAAGCACGGGGAGAAGATCTCTGACCTGCGCGAGACGCTTTCGTTCTTGCGAGGCGTCGTGTGGGTGTTCGGCATTTTAGGTTTGCTCGTGGCTCCGGTTGCGACTTGGCTGCTCAACCGCAACTTTTCGGTATCGCCTCCTGCTCCAGTCGCCGCTGTAGCCCAGCCGACGATGATCGCCCCGCCCGCCGAGGCAGCTTCTCGGCCGAAGAACTGACGCTCAAAGCACCCAAGCCGTAAGCGAACTTGTCTTCAGTCGGGTGCTTGTCCGTTCGCAGTCGCGAAGGCGTGTCCCAGCTGCGGCCGGGGACGTGCAAGAGGAACCGCCAACCAGCTGCGCTTAGAGATGCACCGCTCTCGCTGGCAAGAATGTAAGTCAGCCCGCACCGAGACGACCAGATACCTTGTACCAATTCGCGGGAAGATGGAGAGCGACCCATGATCAACGATATCCAAGACTTCGAGTTTGAGATCAGTCACGACCGCCGCATCCAAGATTGGGAGTGGAGAGATCAGCCTTGGCGTGGCCGTGCGACATACGCAGCGGTGGCGGCCGCTCGCGGTGGCATTCCCGATGGGATGTCGCTGGCGGATGCTTTCCAAGACGTTTTTCCACAGATCGCGCGCCGAGCCGCAGAAAAGGTCCGCGCCGCAAACGGCCAGATCGATGAACCGGTCTTAATCGATGAGGGCGACCTCGCTGTCTGAGCCAAACGCGGCCGAGATTAGCACCGCCAGTATCTACCCGGGCCGGTTGATCCGATAGCGCGTCGCGGGTCATCGCCCTTCCCTGCAATGCGCGATCATCAACATCTTCGTGCCGCCAACTCGGTATTCCTCGGCGATCGGCGCGGCGATGCGTTCGTACACTGTCTCGTCGTTGTGCATGACGACGTTGGCGAGGAACGCCTGTTCGAACGTCTCGACCTCGCTCTCGACGCTTTCCAGCTTGGCCTTGATGACCAGCATCAACGCCCGCGCACGCGCTCGCTTCACCTGTTCTGCTATCTCAATCCGCTGCGCGCGCGTGTAGGACTGGTTTCGTCCGTTCACCTTGGGCATGGCGTCGATCTCGGGGTGCGCGACGCGGAACCGCACCATGCGGTCCCTCATGCTGAACTGGATCGTGAAGCGCTCCGGCTCGTCGAACTGCATGATGCGGATTGCGCCGGCGCGCTTAAGCAAGGTGATGATGTCAGCGATGGTCTTTTCAACCGCGACCGTGGTCTTTTCGGCATAGGCCATTACGCTGCGCCTCCCGCGCCGCGTTCGACCGAGCGGGCAGATGCAATAGCTTCTGCGACAGTCGCGCCGCGGCCAACCGTATTCCACTCGCGATCATTGATGCCGCCGCTCTCCTCCTCGACCCGCCACTCCTCGATCTGATCGTCATCATCGCCATAGATCGGGGAGTAAAACGCCAAGGACAGGCGGCGTTGAGACGATAGCCACACCAGGTCGTCGTCCAATACGGCGGGATGCGTCGGGGTGGTGGCGTCTGCCGGCATATAATCTATGTCGTCGCGCGGCCCGTTCGGCCCGTTCGGGTGACTATGGGATACGGCTTCGGCCAGCGTGTAGCGACCGGCGTCGGCTTTCGAGCGGGTATAGCCCTGCGCATTTGGCCGGTAGAATGCCCCGCCCTTGCGGATCAGATAGCGCGCGTCGATATGCGCCTCCCCCTCCTGCGCCGTTGCGGGCTGGGTAGCGGCGAGGGCGGCAGCCAGAGCTTCGGCGCGTGTGAACTGCTCCTGCATTGCCTGCCAGAGTGTGTCCTCTTGCGGTGTCGAGCGGCGGATTCGCTCCGCTTCCACGCATTCGCCACTGTCGACGGGATGGTCAGGGGTGTATTCCTCGCCGCTGTCCGGGTTCCATGCGACCCAGCCTGTTCCCACTCCCGCCCGATCGGTCGCATGCACAGGTCCGGCGTCGGCAGGCTCCCGCACGTCGTCGCGAGGGGTGGAGAGGACACGATCCTGATCCGAATGCGCCGCGATCAAGACTGCAATGTCATCTGTCAGCACCTCGATAACTGGACGCCCGGAATTGAGAGCCTTAACCGCCGCAATGGACAATCGAGCCTTTGCGGTCGCCAAGCTATCGCCCTTTCGCACCCCATCAGCCGGTGGGGGCGATTGGGTGGGCAGCGGGAGAATATCGTCGCCGTCCATGCCTTCGTCGCGATGCTGCCATGCATGCTCAATGACGGCATCCGAAAGCGTCACTTTGTCTCGTGTCGTCAGCATCCAGGCATAGGCTGCGAAGAACCCGCGCTCGAAATACGCCCGCTCATGGTCCAGAAAGACCGCCTCGCGATCCACTTGGGTCACCCCGCCATCGGCCTGCGATTGGTCGGACGGCACGGGGGTATCGGCGCTAGGGTAGCGGTCGACGCCGACGCGGCCCTGCCCGCAGCCGCTATCATGCGGGGGTATCCGTGGGGGTATTTCGCCGTCGGCGATCGGTGCTATAAGACCATCAGTTCGATAGGTGCCGGGCCCACCAATTCCTTTCGCGACGCAGCGGCGATACGCACGTCGTGGCGCTCCCCCGCCGGTCATGACTGACCTGGCTTCGTCACCGCTTTCCGATCCGCGGATGCCGTCCTGTTTCAT